AAAATTTAACAATAAAGAAAACAAACATTGTTAAACCTAAAGCCAAGTTGATGTGAATTACTACAAACAAACCGAAAAAAGCCATAGCAAAATGAAGTGCAAATATAAATGATTTAAGCATTAAGCAACCTCTTTTTCTTCGTTATTACCTAACCAAGTATAAGCTGCAACAATAAGTTTTTCATATATTGCTGTTCTTATTATATCATGAACACTAGGATTTTGAGGTAGTAGTCCTGTGTCGTCTACGTTGGCTAATGTATGATCACTTGACAATACATCAATTAAATCTCCATTATATATTGGAATATAACTATCGGCATATTCCATTATTAAATCACTAGGATATTCATGTTCTAATATTTCTTTTTTGTTGTCATTTAACTCATCAACTAGGTCTTTTTCTAATTGGTGCATTGTTGTTTTGTCTGTCATTTTTCCCCTTTGTTTTTAGTTGTTGTTTTGCTTGTTTTTTTGTATATATTAGTCATACAAGCTATTATTACTATAATGTCAATGGCTTGTCAATAGATAAGATTAAATAAATATCATGGCTAATAAAATAAAATTCACACAATCAACAATAGATTATGTAATATCTCAGGTTGCAATAGGAAGAAGCATAAAGAAGATCCTTGAAGATGAGCAAGTCAATGCTAGTTGGGAAGGCTGGAGGAAGCTACTTCACAAAAAACCAGCAGTAAAAAAAGAATATGAATTGGCACAACAAGACGGAATTGATTACTTATTGTCTTCTTGTACTGATCAGCTTCAAAGTACAATTAATGAATTTAAAATAAATGGCAAAGGCGATCTTGCAATATCTCACTTAATTAAGGAGATTGTCGGCTTAACTAAATGGAAAGCAAGTCATTTAATCACTAAATATTCTAATAAAACTAATGTTTCTTTATCAAATCATAATGATAAACCTTTAGTTGTTAAGTGGCAAAAATAAACTCAATCATTAAATAAGCTAAGTAAATCAATATTAAGGTGTGTTTTCTTCGTACCTTCTTGCACAAAGTTGCCTACCAATCATATAGAAATAAAAAAAAATATATCTCAGCTGCAGATTGAACAACACTAATACAGATTGTTTTTTTCTATTAATGGTTGGTTCTGATACTTTATTGTTATAACTACTAATTGGAAGTTGTGTTGTTTTTAGGGGGGTTTTAAAGAGACCCCATACGCTAAAATTTTTTTGACGCTGGTTGTTATTACGTTAGGAGGTATGTATAGTTAAATTACAAGGCTTTTTATGGAAGATTACAAATCAAAGATTTATGCAATAGTTCTTATCTCAGAGAAGAATAATACTGTCTCAGTTCACTTTGAAGGATTTGAAGATTCTTATGATGCTAAAGATTTTAGCAATTATCTTATGGAAGAACTAAATATAGAAGACTTGAATAATCCTGCAAATCATACTATTCATTGAGGTATGGGGGGTTTGTTTTTAAATGTCTGAAATTATTATTCCATATACACCTAGAAAGTTGCAAAAAATTTTGCACAAACAAATGCCTAAGAACCGATTTAATGTAGTTGTAGCACATAGGAGGTCAGGCAAAACTGTATGTACTATTAATCACATGATTAGAGATGCACTTACAAGTTCTTTGCCAAACCCAAGATACGCCTTTATTTCGCCAACATTCAAACAGGGTAAAAGTACAGCATGGGATTATATAAAAAATTTCGCCAAAAATATTCCTTATGTAAAATTTAATGAGTCAGAACTTAGATGTGATTTTCCTAATGGTTCTAGGATAACTATTCTTGGAGCTGAAAACGATCAAGCACTTAGGGGTATTTTTTTAGATGGGTGTGTCATGGATGAAACGCAAAATATTAGTCCTACATTATTTCCTGAAATTATTAGACCTGCTTTAACAGATAGAAAAGGATGGTGTATATTTATAGGTACACCAAAAGGTCAGAATTATTTTTATAAATTACACAAAGAAGCCTTAGAAAAAAAGGATTGGTGGACAGAAGTATATAAAGCTAGTCAAACTAAAATACTAGACAAGGAAGAATTAGAAGCAGCTCAAAATGTAATGTCTGCTGATTTATACGATCAAGAATTTGAATGCTCTTTTCAAGCTGCTATTACTGGTTCTTACTATGGAGGTATTATAGAAAACCTAGAAAAAACCGATAGAGTCAAGGAAGTTAAATATGACTCTAATATAGATGTAGAAACATGGTGGGATCTTGGTCTAAAAGATTCAACAGCTATTTGGTTTGTCCAAAGGCATAATGAAGAAATAAGAGTTATTGATTATGAGGAGAACTCAGGAGAAGGATTAGATTTTTATGCAGACCTTATAGAAAGCAAACCTTATAAATATGATAGACATATTGCTCCCCATGATATAAAGGTTAGAGAATTAGGTGCTTTTGGTAAATCAAGACTTGAAAGTGCATTAGAATTAGGTATATCATTTGATATAGCTCCAAAACTTTCTATTGAAGATGGGATTGAAGCTGTTAGAAAAGATTTACCTAAATGTTATTTTGACAAAAGTAGAACTGCAAAAGGATTGGAAGCATTAAAAGCGTATCAAAAAAAATGGGATGAAAAGAATCAATGTTTTAAAAACAGACCCATTCACAATTTTGCTTCACACCCTGCAGACGCATTTAGATATGGTTGTACATTTGTTGGAGGAAAATCGTCAGATTGGAAAAAAGCAATTCCTGTTGATACAAGTTACATAGTTTAATTATGGCAAAAAAAATTACAAGAATAGAAAATCCTGAACTAAGAGGAATATTACAAAATTATATAACTAATTCTTTAGGATTCTTGGGGGGTACACTTTCAGCACAAAGAGAAAAAGCATTAGACTATTATCAAGGTGATAGTCTTGGCAACGAAATAGAAGGTCGTTCACAAGTCGTAAGTACAGACGTAGCTGATACTATAGAAAGTTTATTACCAAATCTTTTAAGAGTTTTTACTGCATCAGATAAAGTAGTTAATTGTGAACCAGTTAGAGCAGATGATGCTGCTATAGCAGAACAAGCAACTGCATATTTAAATCATATTTTTTATAAAGAAAATGATGGCTTTCAGTTATTATATAATTTTTTTAAAGATGCTCTATTAGAAAAAAATGGAATACTTAAAACATATTACGATAAATCAGAAACTGTTGAGTATGAAACTTATGAAAATTTAACAGATGAAGAATATGAAATTATAAAAAACGATCCTAATGTAGAAACTATAGAACATACAGAAAGAGAAGATGAAGCTGCTGCAGAAAGTTTAGAACAGTTTGAAGAACAAATGGAAGCACAGCAAGGTATAGACTTAGACCTTCCTCTGCCAATGCTTCATAATTGTAAATTAAAAAGAATTACAAAAAAAGGAAAGATTAAAGTTGAGTCAGTACCACCTGAAGAATTTTTAATAGACAAAGACGCAGTTAAACTTGATGATGCAAATTATGTAGCTCACAGAGTTTACATGACTAGATCAGAATTAGTAACTATGGGTTATGATAAAGATGAAGTTTACAATCTTCCGTCTTCCGATTCCTCAATATTAAATACTGAAAGAATGGCAAGATTTCAAAACATAGATGACTTTCCAATGAATTCATCTGCAGACCCCTCTACTCAAAGAATAACAATATATGAAAACTATGTTCGTTATGATGTATGATGGAGATGGTATAGCAGAACTTAGAAAAATAACTTCAGTAGGAGAATCTTCAGAATTTATTTTAGAAAATGTTTCTTGTGATACTATTCCTTTTGTTTCAGTTACTCCTGTTCCAATGCCACATAGATTTTATGGTAGATCAGTTTCAGAATTAGTTGAAGACGTACAATTAATGAAATCAACTGTAATGAGACAACTCTTAGATAATATGTATTTAACAAATAATAATAGAGTTGCAATTATGGATGGCATGGTAAACATGGATGATCTTTTAACAACTAGACCTGGAGGTGTTGTAAGAACTAAACAACCACCTAATCAAGTTATGCAACCGATTGTTAATCAACCAATTTCACAACAAGCCTTTCCATTACTTGAATACCTAGACACAGTTAGAGAAGTAAGAACTGGTGTTACAAAATATAATCAAGGTTTAGATTCTAATTCATTA